CGTGCGCAGGTCATCCGTCATGGCACCGCCAGGTCACGCACGGCGGCCTCGTTGGCTGCCGCCATCACGGCATCGATGCCCGCCTTGCTGGTCTCCAGGCCGCGCTTCATCAGTTGGCGCGCCGGGAAGCCCGGGTGATCCACTTTCGGCACCGAAACGACCGTCCCATCCAACCCGGTGAAGATCAACCGCCCGCCCTTGCGGGCATTGATCTCGTGCGGCTTGGCGCCGTACTCGACCACGTTCATGTACCAGGCATCCCGGTCGGAGCGGGCCGTGCCCCAGCCCACCTTGGCGGCGATCGTCAGCCCCTTTCCGGAAACCTTGGCGCCAAAAGCCGCCAGGGCCGTTCCGGAAAGGACTGGGATGTTCGGCCGGATGGCGCCTTCCAGGATCGTGGCAGCCTGGTCCATCGCCGGCCGGAAATGCGCTTCGGCGATCTCCGGGTAATGCTTGAGCAGATCGAGCTGGCGCTCCAGGTCCGGGCTGGCGATGCCCTGCGAAAGCACGCTCATGCGAACCTCGGGATGTCGTAATTGGCGAGCACTTCGTTCATCGCCCCGCGCGGGAACTCGTTGGTGTAATAGACCTCGCCCAGCTCGCTGTTGCCGCTCTTCCCGGCAAACCCGCTGGATGCCTTCTTGAGCATCAAAGCGGCGATCTGGCGGGCAAGGTAGTTCACATCCGGCGGGATCTGGAAAACAGAGATGGCCACGGCAGCGTTGTGGGCTGCGGCCGTGGTACCGTTGGCGCCACGATCGACAGTGAAGGTGCGGTAGGCATCCACGCTTACCCCGGTATTGTGCGCCACGCGGTTCGTGCCGAACCAGCCGCGCGAGACGGCCACGCTGTTGGTCTGGATCTCTTCCACACGCATCAGCTCGAACTCGACCCGGATGATCTCGCCCGCCTTGACCTTGGTGCCATCCGCCAGGGTGATCGTGTCCTGCTGCAGGGTCACCGCCCCGTTCAAGGTGGTCACGGCGGCGGTCGGGGTGGAGTAACCCGTCACCAGCTCCTGCTCGGTGCCGATATACGCCACTGCGCCCGGGCTGAGCTTCGAGCCATCGTCCACCAACAGACTGGTGGCGCTGTTTGTCTGCCCGCCGGTGCCGACCACCGCGCCGCTGGCGGTCGTCTGCTCGAACAGGCCCCAGCGCCCGGTGATCTCGACCGAGTCCAGTTCGGTTGCCCACTCGCTCAGGCTGGCCGCATCCGGATCGACTTCCAGGTAGGTATAAGGACCATTGCGCCAGTGCGCCCCGCTCGGTTTCAGGATGTAATCGCTGCTGGCCAGCGACGTGCCATCGTTGCTGATCGCCGTGATGGCCAGCAAAGGCTGCACGTAGAGCCGCGGCACGCCCCGGCCTGTGAAATAACGACTCTCCGTAACCGGGATGAACTCGCCCATCTTGCCGCGCAGGAACATGCTCGCATCCCGGACGGCGCGCAGCTGAACGGCGATCTTTTCAGCGCCGCGCAGTTTCAGGTCGTCATCCAGTTCAGCGATCGTGCAGTAATACTGGGCAAGGTTCACAGGAGCCTCCATTCGGCGGGCGGTTGCTTGCCGGAGCTAGTCTCTGGCTGCACTTGGCCACAGGGGACCGCCCGCCGCGGGATTCACAGCCAGGGAAGGGCTGGCTGCTATCTCAAAGATCAGGCGGTGCCTTCGGCCGGGGCCACATGGACCTCGCCGTCGGCATTGGTCTCGGGGCGCCAGTTCTTGCCGTAGCGCAGGGCCACGACCGTGACGGCCACCGGGGTGGTGATGTTGGGCACGGTAATGATCGGGCGCACATACTGCTCGGCCGGGTTGCGGATTTCCAGGAACGCAAACCCGCTAGTATTGACCGCAGTGGCGAAGGAAACAGCCGACCCGAGCAGGTCTGCAGCTGTGCCAAAACCGACGGCGCTGTCTTGCTGCGCCTTGATCGAGAAGGTGGCCACTTCGCCCTTCCCGGCAACGACAAAAAACACGACGCCCTGGTAGCCGGTCATATCCACGCCGGTGCCAGTGATGGTCTCGTTGTCAGCATCGATCTTGTACGCAACAAGATCGGGCTGCATGTCGTCCTTGATGGTGTTGAACATCAGGGATGCCATTGCTTACTCCTTTTTCTTGGCCTTGACGGCCTTTTCCGCCCCGGCGGGCTTCAGGGCAGCGTTCTCCACGGGGAGCTCGCGGCTCTTCGGCAGGACGCCCACGATCCCGGCATCCAGCAGGCGCTGCGCTTCAGCGGGATCTTCGAGCTCGATCCGGTCGCCGTGCGTGTAGGGCTGCGGGCCGTTGGGCGTCCAACGCACCAGGGGGGTGATCACGAGATACTGGGACATATCTGCTCTCCTGGGGGCAGGGCTTGCGCCCTGCCCCACTCATTCACCTATGACTAGGTGTGCTGGATCAGGTAGCCCAGGGCGGACGGCTGCAGGACCTTGAAGACGGTCCGGAAGTACATCCACAGCTTGACCTGCCCGGTGCCCGCGGCGCTGTACGGATCGCGCAGCAGGGTGAAGCCGGGGGCCTCGCGCCAGCCCATGAAGTTCCAGTTGCCGAAGTAGGCGCTCTTCAGCCCGGCGGTCATGGCGCCCGCCTTGGTGGAGAAGTGGACCGGGTACCCCAGGATCTCGCGGCCGAGGGAGCCGCCGGGGTTCTCCGCATACATGCGCGGGTTGCCGGTGATCGCGGCGATGGCGCCGAAGGTGCTGGGCTTCATCACCCACGCGCAAGCGCCGCTGTCGTCCAGGTAATCGCCGACGGTGTCGTTCAGCACGACGGCTTCCGGCTCGCCCGCGGCGATGGCCGTGGCGCTGGCGGTGGTCTTCAGCGACGTGCCGCTGGCGGCAGCCTCGGTGAGCAGCAGGCTGTTCAGGGTCTTGGCCTGGCCGCGCGCCACCCAGTCCATCAGGAAGGACATCAGGCTGGCGTCTTCGTCGTTGAGCAGCTCGACGCTCAGGGTGATGTACTTGGTGTACTTCACCAGCGTCATGGCAGCCTGGCCGATGGCCGGGGCGTCCTGATCGAAGGAGCCCGCTTCGGCGGTGGAGACGAACTCGCCGTCGGTCTCGTTGTCATACGGGACATTGACGGTGGTGCCGATGCCGGGGATGCGGCGCACGCCGAGCCGCTCGGGGAGCGAGAGCTCGGTGCGCTTGGCGATCACGCCGCGGTACATCTCGGTGGGATCGACGTAACCGCCATCGGCAGCGGTGCCGATGTTCATGTCGGTGTTGTTGCTGGCGCGGATGGCGATCTCGTTCGGGCCCGCGCGCAGTTCGCTGACGGCGCCCATGTCGCCAGTGCGCAGGAAGGCGCCCAGGGACTTGGCGAAGGAATCGCCCAGCTTGTGCTTGAGCACGGCCGGGGCGGTGGGCTTGACGGCGCCGCGGATCTCGGGCTCGCCGACGATCTGGCTGCGCTGGTAGCGGGCATCCAGGGCCTTGACGTCGTCCTGGATCTTGTCCCAGGCGGCCTGCTCTTCGGCGCTGAAGTCGCGCTCTTCGGCGACGGTCAGGTCGTTCAGTTTGCGGCCCTCGTCGAGCAGGGCGGCGCGCTTGGCCAGGTATTCACGCTCGTTCATTTCTGGTTCTCCTTGTGGGATCCTTTCCCTCGGCGGGAAAGGTGGATGGGGGTTCGCTCAGAGAGCTGCAAGCTGCGGGTGCGCGCCGCCTGGCGTGCCTTCGCCCCTTCCGCACCGCCTGGTGCGGCCTGGGTGCCTTCTGCTCCCTGGATTTCTTCGGCTTTGGATCGAGCGGTCACACTCGTCTGCGGATAGGCCGGGAAGGTGACCGGTGAAACATCGAACAGCTCGTCGATCTCGACGATTGTGCGCAGCGAGAGATCACCCTTCTTCTCGGCCTTGGTCCACTCTTCCGTGCGGACGGTGAAAGCAAAGGAGCTCTGCCGCACGTCGCCGCGCTTGACCTTTTCGTACACGCTGACGGCCTGGGGATCGGCCAGGTTGACGTCGATCTCGTAATTCAGGGCCTGGTCGTCTTCCAGCAGGCGCAAGGTGCCCGCCAGGGTGCGGCCCAGGACCACGTCCCAGTTGTGGTTGAAGGCGCCGACCACGTCCGGGTTCTCGGAAAGGACACGTGCAAAAGCACCCGGCTTGATCGTCTCGCGGAACCAGGAACCGATCACCGTTTCCTGGTTGAAAACGGCGGCGGTGCCGGAAATGACAGGCTTGTCATCTGTGCCTGCGGCGCGCAGTTCCACGTTCAGAAAGCGGCGTTCCAGGCGTTCGTTGGCGGGGGTCTCGTGTTTTTCCATCAGTCCTCCTGGTCCATCAGGATGCCGCACAAAACAGCGCGCACATCCTCGGTGTCTGCACCGGCGGCCAGGGCGTGCCCCTGGCGCTCGGCGAACTGGCTGAGCTGATCCGAAACATCTTCCGGAAAGTCGATCAGTCCGGAACGCTGGAGCGGAGCGAGCGTGTCCAGAACGAACTCCACGAACTCGCCCCGGTAGAACTTCTCCACCCAGGCGGCCAGCTTTTCGGGCTTCCCGGCACAGCGCTTGAGCGCATCTTCGCGTTCCTTGGTCTCGCGGCGGGCGATACGGGCGATCACATCGTCAAGCAGCGGCACGATGCTGCGTGGCTGACCGCCCTGGTCGGGATCCGGCCGGTTCTGGCCGCTGCCCAGGTTGACCGGCACCAGGAACTCGTCGCCGCCCTCGTAGGGGTTCAGGTTCTCGCGCTCGCGCACTTCGTTGCGGCTCATCACGCCGTTCATGATGGCTGCCGTGTAGGCCTGCATGCGGCCGGAAAGATCGGTGCGCAGCATGGCCTCGGTCAGGTGCTCGGCAAAGTAATCGCCCTGCTCGCCTTCGAGCAGCAGATCCTTGTTCGCCTGCTGCTCCACGCGCACAAGCCAGGGGCGCAGGGTATGGTTCAGGTAGCCCTGTTCCTGCTGCTCGATGCCGGTGCCCCAGCTGGTGGAGCCGGTCACATCGCCGAGCATGTGCGGCGGGATGCGGAAGATGCGGGCGATCTCGGCCACCTGGAACTGGCGGGTCTGCAGGAACTGGGCATCCTCGGGCGGGAAGCCGATCTGCTCGATGCCCATGCCCTCCTCCAGGACGGCCGTCTTGCCAGCATTGGCAGAACCACGGAACGTGTCTTCCCAGTCCTGCTTCAAGCGTTCGATCGCCTTGGGGTCGGTGAACTTATTCGGGTGCTTGAGCACCAGCTGCGGCCGGGCGCCGTTGGCGAAGGTCTTGGAGCCGAACTCCTCGGCCGTCATGGCCAGGCCGATGGCATTTCGGGCCAAAGCGATGCGGCTGTAGCCCTTCACGCCGTCGAAGCCAAAGGCGGGCACGTGAAAGATCTGCTCCTGGCGGAAAGCCAGCTTCTGTTCGTTCTCGGTGCGATACAGGTAGCGGCGCTCGCCCTTTTCACGCACGACGTCCATACGCGCCGGGTTGAGCGGCCAGATCTCGGTCAGGCGGCCACGCTCATCCCAGATCATCTGCCCGTAAAAGTTGCCCCAGCCGAGCAGGTGCCCCATAACGATCTCCCGAAAGACCATGCTGGTCATTTCGGGGTTGGGGGCATCATGTAAAATGCGGTACAGGGGGTGATCGGCGGCGCGTTCCTTGCCACGCGCAAGGCGGCGGTACAGGACAAGCGGCAGGCTGGCGGTGTCTTCCATCAGGATCGAGAAACCGGCCAGCACGGCAGTGACGGTCAGCGCCCCCTCCACGGTGACCGCCTTGCCGGAATAGGACGCAGGGCTGCCGAAATACTCAACCAGCCAGCGCGGCGGCTGGGTCAGGGAAACAGTACGCCGCTCCAGCCAGCGAACGGCCAGGCGGTCGATCAGATTTTTTGGGGCTGCTTCCGGCATGCGCCTCCAGAATCGAAAAAGCCCGGCCTACTGCACCTTGCGATGCAACAGGCCGGGCGGTAAACTCCAGCTATCCCTATTCGGTTGTCAGCCCCACATCTGGCGGGCTGCAGAAATCATAGCACAGATGTTCCCCTTTTGCAAGGGGATAATAAACAGATTTTATAGATTATGCGATACAGAGATCGGCATTGGGATCCGGTTGCCACGCGCCGAACAGTTCCACCAGCGGCCCGCTCATCGCCCGGATACGCTTCCAGTTCGGGCAGTGCTTGCGCGCCCCGCGCCAGATCTCCAGCTGCTGCTCGAGCGTATTCCGAAACGCCAGGCTGTTGGAGTTCTGGTCGTAGGAATGGAAATACTTGACCGGCCCCTGGTACAGGTCCATTCCGGCCAGCAGGACCGGGTCACAGCCCATGAAGCATCCCAGCCAGGTGGCCAGGCTGCTCGAAAAACCGCTGTCCCACCAGGGCTCCCCGCGCACGTCCACCTGCGTCCAGAGCATCTGCCTGGATACAACGATCGACGTCTTGCAACAGGCATCGAACGCTGCGCGCAGGTGCGGATGCTGGTTGGGATCGTCCTGGAAGACCAGGTACTCCGGCAGGCGGGGCAGCTCCAGCACGTGGTGATTGATCCCGATCCAGACGGCGTTCTCAGGCACGCGCGCCAGGTCGCTGGGCAGGCTGGGGCCGCCGCCGAGAATGACAGCCGGGCGGCCCAGGTGCCGATTGCGCATGCGGATCAATGGCATCATAGCGTGATCAGCCCCCGATCTTCGTATACCGAGCCGCCCTGGTGACGGCTGGCGCGGTCCAGCGCCATTAATCCACTTACGATTCCGTCGATCTTCTCGCGGCTCTTGGCTTTGTCCGGCTTAACGTTCCCGGCCGGGTCCTGGCGCACGACCAGGTTATCAGCCATCCAGCGCAGCACCGGGTGGCCACCGTGGGCCAGTTTGCGGTCCATCACCAGGCGCAGCAGGTCCTTCATCGGCGGAGCCATGCTCTGGAAGCCCTGCCCAAACCCGACCAGCTCGAAACCGGCGCCCATCAGCTCCTGCGAGATCTGCACCGCGCCCCAGCGGTCGAAGGCGATCTCCCGAATATGGTACTTCTCGCCCAGGGCAATGATGTCGGCCACGATCTGGCGGTAGTCGATCACGTTGCCGGGCGTGGCCTTGATCAGGCCTGCGCGCACCCAGGCATCGTATGGCACGCGGTCCTTGCGGGCGCGCTCGATCATGTTGGCTTCCGGGATCCAGAAGAACGGCAGCCAGGCGTGGTGCTCGCCCTCGCCCGGCTCGTTGGGAAAGTCGAGCACGAAAGCGGCGATGTCGCTGCTGCTGGCCAGGTCCAGCCCGCCATAGCACTCCGCGCCCTTGAGCAGCTCCGCGTCCACAGGCTGGTTGCAGGTGTCCCAGGTCTCGATCGGCAGCCAGCGGGTCTCCTGCTGCGTCCACTGGTTCAGGTGCAGGCGGCGGAACGTGTTCTGATAGGCGGGCGAGATCTGCGCCCGGCGAGCTTCGCTTTCCAGATAGTCCGCCGAAATGGTCACACCCAGGTTGGGGTTGGCCTTGCGCCAGGTGGCGGGATCGAGCCAGTCGTCGCCTTCGTCCGCGCCGTAGATGCAGGCGAAGAAGCTGTCATCCTGGACGATGCCCTGCAGGATCTGGCGGGCGTACTCGTGCTGCTCCCAGCAGATGCTCTCCCGGTCGTACCCGGCGGTGGTCAGCATCACCACCAGCGGCTGGCGCCGCGCACCGGTTGATGTGTTGAGCACATCCCAAAGCTCACGGTCGGGCTGGGTGTGCAGCTCGTCGAAGACGATGCCGTGGGCGTTGAGTCCATGCTGGTGGGGAGCGTCGGCACTGAGCACGCGGTAGGAGCTGCGCGTACCTGGAACGACGATCGACCTGCGGAACGGCTTCGACCGGCGCAGCAGCTCGGGGCTGGTCTCCACCATTGCCCGGGCCTCGTTGAACACGATCGCTGCCTGCTCGCGGTCGCTGGCCGCCGAGTACACTTCGGCGCCGGGCTCATTGTCGATATATAACAGCGCCAGGGCAATGGCTGCGCCCAGGGTGCTCTTGCCGTTTTTGCGTGGGATCTCGATGTAGGCGCGGCGGTAGCGGCGCGTGCCGTCTGCACGTTTCCAGCCGAACAACGGACGGATGACCTGGTCCTTCTGCCACTGCTCCAATTGGAATGGGCGCCCCGCCCACTCCCCTTTGGAATGATGCAGGAAGCGCTCGAAGAAAAGCACCGCCACGTTGGCGGCCTTGTCGTCGAAGTAAAACTCAGGCGTTGGATTTTCCATCGGGCGGCTTTACCACCGGCGCGGCGGGCAGCATCTCGAACAGCTGCTCAGCGAGGCTCTTTTCCTTCTCGGGCGGCTCTGCGTGAATACGTGTGCGCGAGCTGGGGGTCATGCCAAATTCCGCAGCGATCTTAACGAACTGCTGGATGGCCGTGTTGCGGATCCCGACCAGCGGATTTTGGATGATGTTGCCCTTGTCCGTCACGATCGTCAGCGGCTCGTTCTTCAGCTGCTCCTCGGCTTCGACAAACGTCCCCACCGCGGCGCAGTATGCGGCGAGCACGGACCGGTCGATGTTGGCGAGCAAGCCGAGGCGATACAGGTCCTTGGCCACGCGCTCCCACTCGCGGCGGGCATCGCCGGTCAGGTACGCGGGACGCGGTGGCAGTCCCAGCTGAGGCTTGGGCTCGCTCAAATTCAACGCGCGCTTGCCAGGGTTTCCCGCCAGCTGCTTCTCGATCGTCGGCTTCGGTTTTCGGCCCCTGGTCATGCTATACCCCCCTACCCAATTTCGCGGGCGCGCGCAAATGTCT